CAATATTTGGGGAGAACCTGTCAGTGAAGCAGTTAAGAGAAACCGAGGATGGAATACAACATTAGAAGATAACTCTGCATATAGAGGACAGGAGTTAGAATGGGATGACAGGCATCTTAGAAATGTATTTAATTTAAAAAAAAGTATTAGTTATTCTGCTGTTGTTCTTGATGAGGAATCCAGAAATAAATTGTTAGAGTTAGTTCCCAAAGGATGGAAACCTATTGCTCATCATATGACAATTAAACTTGGACCGTTGCGAGATTCAAAATATAAGGTGGGAGATAAAGTTTCAATGAATATTACT